GCTGGCACTTACCCCTCCTTTGGACCCGTGGACGCAGCCAGCAGGCTGGAATCGCCCGGAATCGATACTTCTGCGGCTTCAAACAACGGCAAATCGCGCGGACGGCTGATGCCGAGGCAAATCTGAGAGAGCAGACGGCCGCCCTTCAAAAAGCTCGCCTCGTTGGTGCCGTACACTTCCATGCCCGCCTGGACCGCGAAATGGTAGGCAAGGCGGTTATTCGCGGGCACGTTGGTCACGATGCGCCGGCATGGGGTGTTTCCCCAAACCCACTTGAGCATCGCGGCGGCCGCCCGCCGCGCCCGGTCGCCCCAGGCATCCGGCAACAGCGCGGTGTGGATCTCCCAGCAGACGCCATTGTGCGGGTGCAGCATCCACAACCCGAGCAGCGAGTTGCCGTCCCAGGCCACCAGGTAGTAGATGCCATCGCTCTCGATCGGCCGCCAGTCCTCGGCCGCGGGCGAGGCGTCGTCGGTCAGGTGGCGATACACGGCCTTGCACGTCATGATCCCGCGGATCAGCGCGTAATCTTGCGAGCGTTCGATATGGATCATGGACTGAGGAATGCGGCCGATAGGGTGCTATGGACGTGCGCCAGACTGCCGCCGGCGCCGAGGTTCTTGTTCGCCTGGATCTTGACGACCACGCCCGGCGAACCGGTGGTGAGCATCCAGACTTGCGCGACCGTTGCGCGTGAGGGCACGCTGAATGCCTGATAAATCACCAGAGTCCCGTGCGCGGAGCCGTTGACCACCAGTTGGCCCAGCAGCAGCGCCTGCGAATCGTTGGCGGCAAAATCGATCACCCCGGAGATCTGGTAAATGCCGGCCTTCGGCAGGGTCAGCGTGAGGCCGGGCACGTCCGTCATCGTGGTGGTCAGGGTCAGCGGCGAGGAAGCGTTTACCCATTGCAGGCCGCCGCCCGCCGGCGTGCCCCACCGGACGCCCAGCGTCTGCGTGGAGTCCGCGGTCAGCACCTGGCCGTTGCTGCCCACCGGAAACCGGGTAGCCGGCGCCGTCGAACCGCGCGCGATCAGGTCGCCCTTCGTCGTGGTCGGATCGAGAAGCGGTGTCGTCTCTACCCAGGCAACCTGATTCCAGACGAACTCGCGTGCCGGCGCATCGGTGCTGCGATAGAGGAACCCGGCATCATGCACGCCGAGGTCTGTGGGGCGATTGTCGGGACTCATCGTGTCCCACATGGTGCCGTTCAGGAACAGCCACGTCCCGCCCTGGTTCTGGTAGATCACGCTGCCGCGGTCTGTCTCCATCCACAACATGCCCGAAACGAGGTCCGCGATCGGCGCCGCCAGCCGCTCGGCGTGCGTGCCGTAGCGGATCGGCGTGGTTTCCACCCATTCGCCGCCGTTCCAGGTAAAGGCCCGCGCGGGATCCGTCGTGGTGCGGAACTGGAACCCGGCATCGGCGGCCGGCGCGAGGTCCGCGGGCCTCTGATCGGGAACGAGAGTGCCGTACATGATGCCGGCGATGTATTGCCAGACGCCGCCCTGGTTCTGGTAAAGCACGCTCCCGCGGTCCACTTCGACGTAGAGGGCGCCGTCGTGCTGGAATCGCCCGTCCGGGCGGTCCAGGTGATTGCCGAACGTGACCAGTCCCTCGAGGCTATCGATCGCCTGCGACCCGGCGTTGATCTGTCGCGCGACGTCCTGCCAGAACATGTACCACTGCAGCTCGGTCTGGATCTGCTTGGAGTCCGGGCCGGCGGCGCGGACCATCGGCGTACCATCGGCGCCGGTGAGCAGGGCGGCACGGTACGGCGGAATGGTCAGGGTGCCCATTATGCGATTCCAGGCGTGGCTTCCAGGAAGGCGTCGGTCATTGCCACTTTGCCCTTGCCCTGCACGCCAATCCGGTACACGCGATCGCGCGATCGCCCGAGGCGCCGCCACACGATGCGCTTGCTGTAGTTGCCAGCGGCGCCGCTGCTTTGGAACTGCGGCACGGGCAGGAACGTGTGCCCGCGGTCGTTGCTCCAGTCCAATCCGATTACCATCTCCGGAATGGCGCCCGTGACCGTGCCCGTCTCGAGGTACGCCTCGAACCGGTGGTGAAAATGGTAGCGGTTCTCGTTCAGAAGGTGCGGGAACGCGCGCAGGTACTGGATCGCCACGCCGTCGTCGTCGTAGAAATTCAGGCTCTGCTCGTAGAGCTTGCCGGTGGCCGGGTCGCCCACAATGTGCTTGCCCCCCTGCCCCCAGTCGGCGACGAAGGCGTGATACCAGGGCTGGTAGCGGATGAATCCGGCCCGCGCCATCCAGCCCGTGACCACCGGGTTGTAGCCGGCCCGCTCATGCCACTGGCCCTCGGTCATGTCATAGACCCACGTCTGCTGCTGCTGCCAAAAGTTTAAGACCCAGAACATGTGGCCGGCATCCAGATAGCAGTAACTCACCGCATCGGACACCTTGAAGTTTGCGCTGTTCCACGCCTCTTCCTGCGCGTGCGTGCTGATGCGCTCCGGGTTAAATCCCAGCGCACGATAGGCCACCGTCTGGCCGTTTGGCGTACCGCCCAGCCAGCACTTGTAGGGTCCAACGGAGCAGGGCGCGAACGTCGAAACCGAACCCTCGTGCATGAATGCGCCGGGCACTCGCTGAAACGGGAAACTCGCCACGCCCGCGCTATCGAGCGTGATGCCCACGTTCTGATGGACCTCGGTTGATTCGTCGCCGAATAAAATCAGTTCCTCGTGATCGCACAGAATCGAGTTGATGTAATCGGGTTGGCCTTCTTTCGTGCCGAAATCCCCTTCATCCCAGAGAGTGCCGTCATACAAGCCGCTGATGTTGTACTGCCTGCCGGGATCCTGCGAGTGCGGAAGATCGGGCCGCGGCACGCGGTTGATGATGAAGTACCCGTCCAGAAACCCGCCCGTCACGGCATCGACTTGTGCCCCGGAATCGACGGACCAGACCGATTCCGGTGTCGCGGCCGCCGGCGTGTTCACCACCAGCACATCCGCACTGGTAACGCTAACCACCGTAAACAAGCTGCCGTCCATGCGCAGCGTTCGCCCGGTCATGCTCCCGCTGTCGAACGGCGCACCGGTGAGCCGGTGAATATTGGTATCGCTTCCGGTGGCCGATGCCGTGCCCGAGACGGAGAACCGCACCGGGTTCGGGCCGATCCCGTCGTCGATGTAGACCAGGCCGCCCGTAATGATCATCAATTGGTGACCGTTGCTGAAGATCTGCGCGGGATCGGGGCTGCCGCTGCCTTGGAACATCACTGTAGGCTGCGTGTTCACCGTGCCGGCCTCGAGAACCTCCGACAGCTTGTCGTTGTGAACAACGAAGAGGCGCTTATTGTTGCTCCACATGGCCCGGATCTTCGACGGCGACAGTGTCGCGAGCAGCTTCAGTCCGGGCCGCCCGAACAGCACCTGTTTGCGCGGTTCGTCCGGAACGGCGAGCGCCTCCGGATACCAGTTCACGCACTGCTGCGCCGCGGCAACGACGCTCTGCAGCGTGTAGGATGGCCCAGTCAGCGAGATTTTCATGACAGAATGGCCGGATGCGCTATCGCGTGAAGTACATCTGCGGCCGGTGCGGCGGCGAGTTCATCGCGATCCTGGCGCCCGATGAACCGCTCCCAGCCTGGCCGGCGGATCAAGCGCCGGCCGATTACGTGCCCAACTCCCGCGCGTGGCAGTGGGTCATGGTCGACGAATCCGGCGCCCGTCAGAAGGTGAGGATGTGCGATGCGTGCAACCTGGCCACGATCGAAGATCAACGGAAAATGCCCCCGCCCGCCTGATGGCCCTGCCAGCGAGATTTTCATGACAGAATGGCCGGTTGCAGCTGTCACGTAATCACGTCCAGAGTGAATCGCGCCGCCGATGGTGGGGTATAGGTCACGACAATCAGCCCTCCAGCCCCGGCTCCGCCCGGCGCCGAACCGCTCCAAAATCCCCCCCCGCCGCCGCCGCCGTATAGCCCGCCCGGCCCGGAATCGCCGCCGCCGCCGCCGCCGCCGGCCCCGTGCGTGGCATCCCACTCCACGCCTACGCCGCCCGCGCCCGCACTGGGCGTGCCGCCGCCGCCGCCCGATCCATGAGAACCGCTGGTAGCAGGCGATACGCCGTCAATCTCTCCCACGCCGCCCGCCGTGCCGTCCTGCGCCACGCCGCCCGCGCTGCCGTTGAAACTGGCCCCGAGCGCCGCCACGCCTGCCGTGCTGCTGCCGCCGCCCGCGCCGCCGCCGCCGCCGTTTCCCTGCCCGCCGCCGACACCGCCGTTCTTGCCCGCGCCGCCCGGCCCGGCCGCGCCGCCGCCGCCGGCCGCACCAAGGTTATCGGTGCCGACTCCGCCGCCCGTGCCGCCAGAGAACGCGCCCACGCTTGGCGTACAGGATGCCGCCGCGCCGCCCGCCCCCGCCGTGCTGGTTGACGCCACTCCGCCCTTTCCGCCCTTCGCCACCACCACACCGGAATTCCAGATGGTGTCCGTTCCATCCGCTCCGAATTTCGGCCCCGCGTTGATGCCGCCCGCGCCGCCCGCGCCGATCTGCACGGTTACCGCCGCGCCCGAAACGTAGGGAACCACCTTGACCGCATACGCGCCGCCGCCGCCGCCCACACCTACGTGTGCGTCAGGAGATGCGCCGCCGCCGCCACCCCCGATGCATTCCACCGTGATGTTGCTGCCATCCGTGGCCACGCCCGCCCAGGTTGTGCCGCTTGTGATGAATGCCCGCGCCATAATCAGCGTGTGCCCGCCAGCGTAAAGGCCACATCCGCCAGCGTGGCATCCTGCGACGATGGAGCCACGACCGTGAGACGATCCCCGATGGCAAGTGACTGCGCCGCCCCTGCCGTGGTTGTGAAGGTCACCACACCGCCCGTGGACACCGCCACCGTGCCGATGCCCGAACCGTTCTTTGACACCGTGTAGGTCGCTGTAGCTGTCGGATTCACGCCCACCGTGCCTTTGCTGCCGGAAAGGTTTCCGGCAAAGGCTACCGCCCGTGGCGCGGTAAAGATCAGGACCAATGCGGATGCCCCCGGTTTTCCAGCCAAGCTCGCCGCCAGGTCATACGGCTGCGGGCCGGTCACCCCGTCCGCACCCGGCGGTCCCTGCGGCCCTTGCGGTCCAGTCGCCCCGTCCGCACCCGCCGGCCCCTGCGGGCCGGGCGCCCCGTCCGCACCAGCCGGTCCCGCCGGCCCCTGCGGCCCCTGCGGGCCTGGCGGCCCTTGTGCCCCGGTGCCGCCGCTTGTGCCGCCCGAACTGCCGGCGGTCCCGCCCGAGACGAGGAACGAGCCGCCCTCGTCGCAGTCGCAGGAACCCCAATTATCCAGACTGGCGATCGGCTGCGGCGCATTGATCGATTCCAGGCGCATCATCGACTCGCGGGCCTGCTGCCGCAGGTCCGGGTGAACCTGCCGCTGGAAATGCGGCGCCAGCCGGCACGCCAGATTCAGCACAATGGCGTCTTCGTAGCCTGGCGGAATCACCACCACGTCTGCGAGATTCGCAACGCTGGGGATCACATGCCAGACATACAAGTCCAGGTTGCCGCTGGACGGTTGGCCGTTGAGATACAGATTGGCGATCGGGTATCCCCTGTCGAAATAAACGCCGGCGTGATTCTGCTGCGCCCACAGTTGCGGCGTGAGCAACCGGACCTCGTAATGCTGCCCGTTCGACACGTAGACTGCTTCGGTGATGCCCTTCGGCACGGTGACCGGGAAGTCCGCGGCCGGCGCGCTGCCGGTGGGATCGATGCCGATGGTGTAGACGGTCTTGCTGCTGAGTGGCAAGGACAATATGTCCTGCCCGTAAATCCATAGCGGATCGCAGGACATCGAACCGAGCAGGCGATTCAGCTCGTCGATTGCGTCCTGGAACTGCGCCGGCGACGGCGTGCGCTGCGGCCCGATCGTCACGCCCGCTTTGCGCAGCGCGGGATAGAGCAGGCCTTGCCCCACCTGGATGATCGGACCCGGCGCCGCGGTGCCTGCGCCGCCCCCAAACAGCGCCTGATTGAACAGTGCGGCGTTAAAGACTGCCATTAGTGAACGTCCTTCACCATCGACGGAGCAACGCTGTACGTCACGGTCATGGCCTCGCCAGGAGCGAGTTGAACCTGCGTGGGACTCGCCGCGGCAATCTGAGTTCCGCCGAGACTGACGTTGGAAACTGTGCCGCCGAAGATGTAGACCGTCTCGCGAGAACTGCCCGCGGTATAGGTGAACGGGCTGGCGCCCACCACGATGCCAGCCGGTCCAACCGGGTTGTAGCCCCGCACGTTCTCGATGACGAGGCCCGGGTTCACGCCCGCGATGAACACGCCGGCGCTTATGTTCGGAGTCGCGACCAGATTGGAAACGCGGACATTCGCAGTCGCGCCATTGATGAGGATCCCCACGTTTTGGGAATTCCCGCCGCTCACCTCATGAGCATAAGAACCCGCCGCATACCATCCGCCGTCGATGCGCAGCCCGTTCAACGTCGGGTTACCGCCCGCGGTCAGTCCCGGCGCGGGCGTGCCGCTGGTCCCGTTCCCCTGCGCCGTGCAGTTTTGCAGGATGATGTTGGTCCCGAACTCGAACTGAAAGCCGCCGCCGCTA